GTTTCCCAGTCACGATCCCATTGGTCGACATTCAAGCCGGGACTTGGCAATCAGTAAGCATCCCAGATGTGAACTGGCTTGGCATTGCTGGTGGCATGATGACTATATACAATGTCGGTTACAGTTTTATATCGGGTGGGCTTAATGAAGAACATGTCCGAGGGAATGAACTTATTATTGGATTTTTAAAAGGCGGCACATTAACTTTTCAAAAGTTCGCTAAAAAATACAGGTACTATAATGGCCCAAATGATGGCCAAGAGCATTTTGCTGGGCCGTGGCCTGCATCCTGGTCTTTAAAAGTTTCAAGAGATCGATTCGGAGTTCACGGGGATTGGCAAGATTCGTATTCTGGCACTACACGGAAAGCATGGAGAATTTACGATCAATCAGCCAATTTTGTTTTTGAACCGTCAAGTACAGCCCATGCGGTTGCCAGATTAACTCCTTATGCTAATGGCGAATTTGCTTTGTTGATGGACACTGATAGTGAGATGTATGACTCAAGCGGCACCGACGTAATGCCGAGTTGGATGCCCATACAATTTCCTGGTAAAGTCCCAGACCAAATTTTAACAGACGGCGTTGATACGGCTTATGCGATGGATTACAATCCCGGACCACCATCAGGGTTTAGAACAGGAATCTTTGATGATTCTGGCAACCTTATATACCGAAGCTCAGAGGATTTCGACGTTCACACTTTCCCTGAGGATATGCACCCGTACGATAAATTTTTCTGTGTACGATATGGATCGGATGGATTAAACAATTTAATAAGACTATATGATGTGGATTTAGGGGTTCATTTCATGGAAATACATCATGATTCGTCATTGAGTGATTTCCATGCTGATAATTATTTTCGGCCTGCACACTTGGCGGATTAGTATAAATGTACGTTTGTACATTGGCCGCGTTCAAGGGTTGACGCGGCCGTTTTCGTATATTCTAATAGTTACATAATTGGACGCTCTGTGGAGAGCGAATTGCCCCCTCTAGCGAGGGGGCGAATGACAAGGACTAAGGATATATGTCAGACTTCATAACTGAGCCAAGTTTGTGTCATTTGCGTGGATTGAGCTCGATCACTGAGAAGCACACTCAATTAATTCCCAATTTCCCTAGGGATGTCAATCTAGGGATTCGTGTGTTGCGCAATGGACATGAGTTTAATGTTGTTCAATTCCACGAACGACAGGGCACGCAGTATTTCGGGAATATATCTGACGTATTGGCCCGGATTCAAAAACGGTTGCCCGGCAGTCGCATTAATAAAAAGGGCCAATTGACAGCCCCCGTGTCTGCTTATTCAGCATTAATTCTAAGTTCGGTTTGCCCGCCTGGAACATTAAAATTCGCTGATAAAATAGCCCATTTACATTATCAAGACCGTTTGACTGAGTGGGCATTGCACTTGCAAGCAGCAAAAGAGCGGGCAGAGTATGAGTACGACGGGACGACGTCCGAATTGGCTGATTCATTGGTCGGATCGATTCACGATCCACCAACAGCATACCAACGAGTTGCTGCTAGTATTAGTTGTAAGGTCCCTGGTTACGGTTTGTTTATGAAACAAGGCACTGGCAAAACGTACTCTGCCATTTTAGCTGCCCAGCACCGGGCAACAATGTGGCGACAGTCAATGCTCAATCAAAGAGCAACAGGGCCAACAGGACCATTTAAAATCCTTATTGTGTGCCCTAAAGCTGTTGTTTTGAACTGGACCCGTGAGTTAGCAAAGTTTACAACTACTCCAGGCGATATCCTCGAACATAAAGGTACGGGCCGCAGACGGACTAATAGGCTTATAAACTTTTTCACTCAACCCTCAACAGTTGATGAACCAAAAATGGGGTACGATTGGGTGGCTTTGATTGTTCCGTACGGACTAATGTATCAAGATATAGGCATTTTGAGCAATATTCCCTGGGGCCTTACAATTATCGATGAATCCCATTTCATCATGAATCCCAATACTGACCGGTCGCAAGCAGCATTACGGCTACGCGACACTTCACAAGCTAGGTTGGCTCTTACGGGGACCGCTACCCCAAACCGGCCTGAAGAAATTTACAATCAATTAGAATTTTTGGGGTCTGGTTATTCAGGATTTTATTCCAAAAAAGCATTCCGCGACGCTTGCCAAGTAATGGTTAAGCTTGAGAATGTGGATACGCCCCAGCCTCAATTTAAATTCGCAGGCATAAAAGATTGCGAGTTGTACCAAGAGCGAATGGCAATGTATGGGTTTTACATTACAAAGGAGCGAGCATTGCCCGATTTGCCTCCTCAATTAGAGAGCATCGTGACAATGGACATGTCATCTGAGCAAAAATCGATGTATTCAAAAGTTCTTAATGAATTAGTAATCGAAACAGAGAGTGCAATTGCAGAGGTCGAAGAAAGTGACGATAAACGCATGGCCAACATCGTTCTGCAGAACGTTTTAAAGCGAATGCTTAAGTTGTCAGAGATAACGTCGGGGTTTTATAAGACTGATACTTTGTACGATGATGATGGCGAACTTATTCAACCATCAGAATTGCATAGATTTGACCCTAATCCAAAGTTAGAAAAACTTATTTCTATGCTAAAAGAATTGCCTAGTACTAGTAAAGCGATTGTATGGACATGCTTTACACAGGACATTTTAACCATAAGTGCAAGATTGAGCATTGAGGGCATAGATCACGTTAAGTTTTATGGAGATACATCCCCAGCACAAAGACGGATAGCAGAAGATAGATTTAATGACGATCCGGCATGTCGGGTTTGGGTGGGCAATTCGGAGGCAGGTGGCACTGGTATGAATTTACAGGGCCAAGCGGACGAACACACTAATTGCGACCACATGTTTCATTATTCACAGCATTGGTCTGGTCGTATTAAACCCCAAGCAAACGATAGAAATCATAGATATGGAACCAGAGTGCCTTGTTACATCATTGATATGGTTATACCAGGGACGATAGATGCAGACAAAGTGGAACGCCAACAAGAAAAAGCAGCAGTGTCAATGACATTGATGGATGTCCAATCCATGCTGACCCGGCTAGCAGAAGCCGAACACTCTAATGGGGGAAAGTTATGAAATCGCTCGAATCAAATCATACCACGGAACACTTATTGTCATTGTATAAAGAAGTGCGGGATTTACACGCTAGGGTTTTGGTCGAATTTAAGAATTTGACTGATGATTGTGGGGGTTTACAATCCTTAGAGGGAGTGGCGGATAGCACTATTTTACTTCGTGAAACATCCGAATTATTTGACGATTTGCGTAAGGCTACAGACAGAATGAATAAAGCCATTGCAAATTCGACTGCTTTGACCGCTGTGGCGGAAGGAACACCGGAAGTCCCAAAAGGGCGATTTGCACGGGCTACTATCAAGTCCGTGTTTGCTGTGCGGGTCCCTTCCCATTCAAAAGACCCCATTGCGTACCAAGAATTGTGTGATGCTCTTGGGGTTCCATACCATGAAATGACAAGGTTGCATTTTCCCACGATACGCGACATAATAAGTAAGAAGGTGTCACAGGGCGAAAATATTGGCCCTGTGTTGCAAAAGTATCAACAATACAGCGAAACCACTGTTATGGCTACTTCGTTACCCGGTAAGCCTCTTAACGATGTATAAACAGGGTAATGTGTACACGTATTTAGTTAAGGAGAGAATGAAATGAATGAAGATACCAATGCCATTGTGGCTGTTCAAACAGATGTGCCTGACTACATTCAGCAAGACAGTGATGCCCCGAAAGGAACGGAAGAAGTTCAAAAAGTGATGTCACCCTCTAGACTATACGTCATGCAGGGGCAAACACAAGACGCTTCACTAAAGGAAATGTTCAAAACTGGTGACGTAATCCGAATGCCTGAACGTGAATTGGTTTACAAATCCGCTGGTTGGGGGGCGGATGCTCGATCGGCACCGGTCCAATTTACGCCCATTTTATTTTTTCGTGAGTTTTGCATACACAACCCGTGGAATATGCGTGGGCAGTTGGATTTTATTCGCGACCGGACATTTGACCCTAATCATCTGATCGCTAAGATGGCAAGAGATCGTAAGAAAGAGAAATGCCCAGAAAATGGGGCTGAAGAATTGTCATATCACGAGCATTTAAACTACTTAGTCATGTTACGTACCGGGGAAACAATTAGTCCTTTCCCAGTATTAATCAATTTTTCTTCGGCTGAGAACAAAATAGGGCGAGCTTTTAGTAACCTGATCATGGGCCGGTCTGCCCCTATTTATGCCGGTGTGTACCAATTTGTTACTAGCACTCATCGAAACAAAAAGGGTGAATGGGAAGGGTTCGATGTAGTAAACGCCATTGATCCGTGGGTCCCTAAGGAAGAGTATGAAGTGTACAAAAAACTTCACCTTGACCTTAAAGAAACATTCGCTCGTGGCGACATTGAAGTGGATTATGAAGCTGGGATGAACAGCGATGCCAACGGTGCCACGCCAAGCAGCACCGATGGCACGACATACCAAGACCCAGAGGATTTAGACGATTCTCTGTAATTAAAGTGGTCTTGTACTCAATAACTTAGCATTAGGCCCTTTGGGTGGCTGGAGGGCCTAATGCTTTTCATTAGAATGGAAAACGATGATCTCAATAGATGTATTGGGAGAATTGAGCCGTATAAATGTTGAGTTTGACTATACGGACAATGCTGAATGGATCAAAACGCTATGCCCCTTTCATGATGATACTAATCCATCCTGTGGGATAAATGTTAAGGACCAATTTTTTAAATGCCAAGCTTGCGGGGCTTCGGGAGATGTAGCTAAGTATATAGCTCGTGTTTTAAAAACAGACAAAGCCGCTGTTGTATTAGACCTTCAAACTCGATACTCGCAGAAGGCATCTGATAAGCCTATCGAATTATCTGTAGTCGAGAAATGTCATGGTCGAATATTTTCAGCATTGCCTTTATTAGAGCAACTTGCCAAACGAGGCATTTTCGAGGGGGAAATTCGTAAGTACCGTTTAGGCGAAGAACGGGGCAGAATAACCATACCCATTTTCAATGAATTTGGTACATGCGTTAACATTATAGGCTACGCACCAGGAGCGAGCCAGAAAAAATTTAACAATAAACCGGGCCGGGGCAAGCCTTTACGTTTGTACCCTTTAGATCAGCTAGAATATGATTCTGTTATTTTATGTGGCGGCATGCTAAAGGCTGTGGCTGCTGCATCCGAACTTAATCAGCATGGTATCGGTGCTGTATCTTCCACCGGCGGGGAAAAAGCGGAAAATTGGCCCCCCGCTCTTTTCGATCTAATTGAAAGCAAAAGCAAAATTTACATATGCCTGGACGTTGACCATACTGGTATGGTTTCGGCACAGAAATTGGCAAATTTACTGTGGCATAGAAACCCGAACATTTATGTTGTAGACTTGCCACTTGACAAGGACAAGTACCCTAAAGGTGACTTGTCGGATTTTGTTGGGCTGGAAAAACAAAAGTTGTGGCCACTATTGAAAAACGCTCAATTGTGGGAACCACCAAAATCATTGCAAGTTAGTGGCGTAAAAAGTAAGGCTAATAGTGTTTCTATACAACAAGCAGGGAGTGCTTCTCATGCCAATCAACGTGTAAAATTTAAAAGTCTAGTGTCTGGGGTGGAAGATGAAGCATATTATTTGCCAAAGTCAATCAAAGTCCAATGCGATCGCAAGCAAGACTTTTGCCACGTATGCCCAATCATGTCGAAGCCAATTGACCCAGAAATTGCCATTGATTCTGAGGACCCGACGCTTTTGGCTATGATGAACACACCTTATACACGCCAACCAGAACTTATTAAACAGGCATTGGGGATGCCCCCTTGCAAAGCTGTAAAGTTTAAAATTGATGAATATTTTCATGTACAGCACTGCTTGCTATCTCAAGATGTAGATAACAACAGTTTGGAAACTGACATAACCATACCGTCCGTTAGTGTTGATTGTCCATTAGAAATTAGTGAAACGTATGAAGTCGAAGGGGTTGTTTTACCACATCCAATGACACAGAGGGCGACTGCTCTTTTATCCACCAAAGATACTGTTGAAGACACACTATCTTCATACGAAACCCAGCCCAATAAACTGGTTAAATTTCAACCCGAAGATTGGACGATGCCTGCGATTGAGCGAAAATTTCAAGTGTTGTATGAAGAGATAGAACAGAAAGTTACACGGATTATGCAAAGGCGAGACATGCATATCCTGTACGATTTGGTGTGGCACAGCGTCTTACATTTTAAAGCTGAAGGGCAAACTGTCAAAGGGTGGGTTGAGGCTTTAGTTGTAGGGGATTCAGGGGTCGGCAAGTCCGTTGCGTATGAAAGTCTTGAGAAATTTTATGGTTTAAGTCGCAAAGTGGACTGCAAATTGGCATCGGCGGCTGGATTGTTGGGAGGAGTCACGCAAATAAACAACCGGCATTTTGTGACTTGGGGTGTAATGCCTGCCAATGATCGACGCATGTTGTGTTTTGAAGAGTTGAAGGGTGCCCGCCCAGAAGTAATAGCCAAATTAACTGAAGCTAGGAGCAGCGGCAAGGCGGACGTAACCAAAATTGCAAGCAAACAAGCTCAATGCCGAGTCCGACTACTCGCACTTTCTAATTCTAAATCTGGTAACGATGTCAATGCTTATGCTTACGGCACAGAAGTGATTCATGAATTAATACCCAATCTGGAAGATATTCGCAGGTTTGATATTTTCCAAGTACCATCCAGACAAGAAGTGCCCCCCGACGTGGCCCAACAAATCAGACCTGAAGCTAATAATGAGGAGCATCGGTTCCCCGCAGATGACTGTAGAAGTTTGATTTTGTGGGGATGGACACGAACATCTAATCAAATAAAGTTTGAAGATTGGGACCATTTGTTAAAAACAACGTCAACATTAGGCGATAAGTTCACGGACCGTATACCTATATTTGATAGGGGCAGTGGCAGGTACAAAGTGGCTAGACTGGCTATAGCCTTAGCTGTTCGTACATTTTCACATGACGAGTCTGATCCAGATATTGTGTTAGTGCGAAAATGCCATGTCCAGTACGTTTCTAGCTTTTTAATCAAATTGTATTCAACTCAGTATTTTGGTTACGATCGTTTTAGCCGTGCGATTGAAGATCATAGCACGATGAAAAACGTTGAAACCATAACTAAACGAATTATGAGTAGCCCATTCCCTAAGGACTTGGTAGAATGTGCACTTAAAGCGTCGGAAATTACACCGCAAGACATTGGCATGTGGTGCGATTTTGAACCTCAAGAAGCTAAATCGTTAATGAGTTTATTAGTGCGGAACGCCGCAATTCAACGTGACGGTCGGTCTTATAGAAAAACACCAGACTTCATTGCGTTATTACAAAAATTAAGAAGTGATAATAAATTGCCTGACGTAGGTACTCCACCCGATTATGTTCAAGGAGCATTATAATGAGCGTATTAACGGATACAACAATAACAACACAAAAAATGACAATTGAAGAGTTACAATTGGATCGAGGTACATGTAGGCAATGTGGAGGGACCTCGAAACAGTGGTTAATGTTTCGGCCTGCACTTAGGGGAACTAGAATTTGGCTTTGCGATGACTGTTTTGAAAATATTAAATCGATTATGAATCGTGTGGTATTGGAAAATTTAACGTTGCCGCCGTCCTTTACTGGAGGTCATGATGAGTAGGGTAATTCAAATGCGGCTATTAATCAAAGACGATGGTGGCCGAGTAGTCAAAGTCGGGGTTGACCCCAAAGGAGACCATAAAATCGAAGTGATTGGTGATCCTTCAGGGGTTTTGTATCCATCAGAAATTAAAATCATCGGCAAATTTTCCCTTTTATGTGAAGAAATTAATAGTCAAGGTCGCCATTTATTGGGCAAAATAAATCCTTCCAATGATTGTTCTTAAAGACTTATGTTATTTGTGCGAAACTGTCGAGGATTTATTTGAAATCCCCGATTTCGAGCATTTGTATGCTGATGCTGAAACTTCCAGCCGAAATCGTAATTTGACGTCAATTAACCCTTGGCATCATTGCTGGCCGTTAGGAATTGCTATAACCGGGGACAATTACATTCGGTGTTGGTACGTCCCTTGGACATTATGTGTGCAAAATAATTGGTTGCAAAATAAATTTGATAAAGCGAAAAGCTGGACAAACCACAACATTAAATACGATATGCACGTACTGGCTAACCATGGCGTTAGTATCCCAAAACATTTAATTTGTATTTGCACACAAGCAGGGGCACATTTAATTGATTCAGATAGAACGTTCAAAGGGGGTTACACTCTTGACGCTTTAGCGAAAGCTTGGTTATCCAAAGAGTACCGCAAAAAAGGCAATTTGTTGGCTCCGTACCTCAAGGACAACAAAGATTATGGCAATATTCCAATTGACATCCTTGCCTATTATGCTTGTTTTGATGTCAAAGTAAATCGGGCCTTACAAGGCTACATACTCAAGCACATGCCGGAAGAATCAGATAAACTGTATGCCAATGAAATTTGTCTGACTAAAGTTCTATGGAGAATGGAACGCACAGGATTGTGTATAAACCCTGCTGAAGTTCAAATCGCTGAATTTGCCTGTTTGCGACGCATGTTAGACATTGAGGATAAATTACAAAAGCAATTAGGTTACTGCGTCAACCCTGACAGTCGTAAGCAACTATTCGATTTAATATGTAATAGGTTCGGCCAACCAGTTCGAAAATGGACAAACGTTGATCATTGGGGCAACAGAACTGATAAAAGCAACCCTTCATTCGATAAAGATGCCCTACAGGAGTACATTACTTCCATCGAAACCCCAAAAGAACTTAAAGGGATCATTAAACTTTTACTCAAATACCGTGTTGAATCTCAGCATAGGAGCATGTTTTATGAGCCGTGGCAAAAATTGCATATTGAGGGAGTTCTCCATAGTCAGTATAATCAAAACCTTAGGACTGGGCGTCTCTCCTGTAAACAACCTAACGCCCAACAATTGGACAAACTTGTTAAAGCTTTGATACATCCTCCCGATGGGTTTGTGTTTTTATCTTTTGATCAATCCCAAGTTGAGTACAGAATAATAGTGCACTATATTAATGCCATAGAAGCCATTCGGGCATACCGTGATAACCCCGACACTGATTTTCATAATTGGGTGGCTGATATGTGCACTAAAGGTTTGAATGTCCAAATTCGACGTCGGCCTGCTAAAACGGTCAATTTCAGTGTATCCTTTGGTATTGGAGTCCGCAAGATGCGTGCTAACCTTGTCGCCATATTGCGTGAAGAAGGTATAGACCTGACCGACAACGAAGCAGCAAATTTAGCAGACAATATTCGTGCTGAGTATCATCGAAATTTGCCAACATTAAAACGCACAACTGACCATGCTGAAGCGTTAGCAAAACGACGAGGATATATTAGAAATCTGGCGGGTCGACGTCTACACTTGCCCGGTCCTCATCATAATGTAGCATTTACCAAAGAAGGCAAACAAGTTGACAGATGTCATATTGCCTTATGTGGCAGAGCTGTACAGGGCACAGCAGCAGACATTTGCAAATTTCAATCAGTGAGTATTCAACCTCTTTTGCGTAAATTAAATGCTGAACTTGTGGCGTTGGTACATGATGAATATTTATTTCAACTCCCCTGGGAGGGGGAGGATGTTTTATATGACAAAGCGAACCAAATTAGGGACCACTTGGAGATATGTCCTTTTCCCCTTCGTGTGCCTCTCCGCGTGTCCGGGGGATGGTCTAGGGAGTCTTGGGCCATGGCGGATGAAGAAGTTTCCCCGATACCAAGGAGAGGACGAGAGAAGGCATTAACACAACCCCTCCCATAGGGGGTTCGGTCGAGTAAATGTCGATAACCTCAACAGAGGGGTTGACAAATTGGCAACCATCTGTTAAAATGGAAGTACAAGGAAAATTCGGCACTTAACGGAGGGACTTCCAAATGCTTGGTGTACAAGAAAGTAAGAAAGTTTGGGTGGTAGATGACTTTATTCAACTCGTTGATTCAGAAGGCAATGCTTTGTTGTCGTGCGAATCATTTACACTTGACGAGTTCGATTACATTGCTGATTGTGGAGGGGGTGCATAATGCCACGTGACCAGTACGAAGAACAATTGCAAATGCATGCTGACTATATCGACTACACAAACGATTTGTTGGAGCAATGTAGTGAAGATGAAGATGTTGTAGCCGAAATAGTTGATTCCACGTTCGATGACGAACCTGGGGCTTGATACACTTTGAAAGTCGAGGCTACCGGCCAAATACCGAGCACCCTTCCAGAAGAAATGTTTGATTCTGTGCTTGATAAACTCGAAGAATTTGTTAGGGAGGGTCGTATTTTATCGGCAAAACAGAAAGCTGCCCGAAGAAGCGGATGAATACAAGGACTACCTGACCAAAAAAGGAAAGTAACAATGGTTGAGCACCAACTACAAGTGTTGCTTGCCGGTAGTGCGGCTCTGTCAATTTTATGGGGCATTTGCCGGTTTTACAAATGGCTCGATGAATAGGAGAATTGGATATGGCATGTCAACCAGTTAAAATTCGAATTCCTGGGCACGAAAAATGGGAGGATAAGGGAGGGTTGTGGTGTACTACAACAGAAACGTTATTTGGTCAAACATTCGACACATTCAATCAAGCTGAAGACTTTTGTACTTGGCTAGGCCGATTGTACGGCCCACGCAATCAGCAAGTAGACCCAAGACAATTCAGCAATAGCGACCTGGAGGAAATCGAAGCTGATTGGAAAGAGGCAGGTTTCCCCACAGAATTTGACCGGAACGATGATAAACATTTGTTCATTGCTTTGCAAGTTTGTCACGCTTTGGATTGTGGCCAACTACAAATTGAGTTTGACCCGGTCCCAATGGTTCTCAAAGAGGACCGGTCCGGCTTTCAAAAGAGGGATTGACACGGACGCGACCATGTGTTAAAATGAAGTTTTGGTTATTGGTTTCCGGGCTGACGCCCATCACTTTTTAGGAGATTTATTATGGCTACTGCTGCACCAACCGCTTCGACCGCTTCCGCTCCTTCGACGGCTGCGAAAAACGACACCCCCAAACCGAAGAAAGTCAAGGTTGCTTACCGCAAAGAAGGTTCGGCCAAACTGACCGATTTGCCCACGGATTTCAAGCCAAGCGTCCACAAACCTTTGACCAAGGACGATTTCGAGAAGGAATCGACTTACTGCCGCTGGCAAGCTAGTCGGGCTCAAGCTAAGGCTGACCGTTGGCTGCAACAAGCTGAAGACTTCGACAAGTTCGGTTCGGCCAAAGAGAAGAAAGCTGCTGAGCAGTTGGCCAAACTTCGCAAGAGTTTGGACGACAAGAAAAAGGCTCTCATCGAATCGCTTGGCGAAGATACTGTTAACGAGATGTTGGCCAAAATCGAAGGTACCACGGAGAGTAAATAACTTTCGTACTGTAACGTCAACAGACGTTGTTTGTAAATTGTGCTCCACCCTCCTACTTGCGGGAGGGTGGGGTGTTTAAACTTCGAGGAAAGGAAATCCACGTGGCTGATACTACTGAACTTAAAAGACTTCGTGGCAAATTGTCATCAAAAGCGACTTATTTGCACACTCTCAAAGCTGTAATTAACCAAGAGACTGGGGCACCTTCTCACAGTTACCTTACACGGCGTAAGTTGGCGGAAGCTAAATTGGCCGCTGCTCAAGCAGATATTGATAGTCTTGACGCCGAATTGGACGATACGGCGGGCAAGATTGCGAAATGCGAGAAGGATATGCAACTTCTTCGCCAGAAAATTGCAATGGCTGAAAACTCCAATAAACTTGCCGCAATCGCAAAACTCAAACGCCAAATTTCCGAATTACAAGGGACATCTTCCTAATGTATAGTGGCACTTTTAACCCCTCAGACTTGTGCAATGCTGTACTTGAACTTCCGAATGGGGTCCGTGTTCCGTGCACGTTGCCGACACCGATTTCTATGGATGTGGAATTTGACGGTGAGATATATAGCATTTTGTCCGGCGAAACGTCTAATGATGATATTGACATGGAGTTTGCCGCCTCTAAAGCTCTACGCAACAAACCAGACGTGAATAGCCTGTTAAAATTGATGCCGAATGCTTTAGAAGCGTTAAGCCGAATAGGCATGTTTGGGCATTATAAGAGAGGAGAAGAAGGGGGCGATGCAACTTGGCATATTAAACCGCCTGAATATTTCTTAGATAAAGCCATTCGACATTATAATCAGTATTGTATTGGCATGCTACAAAATAAACGTTTAAACCGCAATAATTGCCATTTGGACCACCAATCCGGCCAATCCCATTTAAATCACGCCGCTTGGGACATGCTAGCGGCCATTCAAGTTACTTCAATCAAGGAGGATGAAAATCATGCTGACACTGAGTAGAAAAATAGGTGAACGTATTCGGGTTGGGAACGATATTTGGATCACTTTACTCCAAATTCGGGGTAATAAAGTAAAAATAGGAATTGAAGCACCTAACGAAGTGATAATTTTACGGGAAGAAGTCATTCCTTCATCTAAACCATTAACCCTTAAAAATCATGACGGAATCGCAACTGCGGAGCAAATTAGTAACCACACTCCGTAATCAAAACGCAATTGTTATTCCCTATATCCCATCGCGATATTCGTCGTTTGGCGTTGCGGATATGACAGTTGTACATAAATACTTTTTTGGGTTCATTGAAACTAAAATCGTTGGCAACAAAAAGGAAAATAACCAAGCTCAAATAGATCAAGCTGTATTATGCGACAATAGGGGTGCACATACGGCATTCGTCACATTTTTAGATACGGAGCATTATAACCTCGAAAACTCAAAACTATTAATTGAATTGTTTGTCCGGGGCAAAGTCTTGAATTTTGAATCAACGCCCCGATTATTATTGAGGACCCTTCAAACCCGAATTGATAAGGAGTAACAGTATGCTGCCCGACGCATCCAACTTGCATTCCAACTATGATGATACCTTGTTTCAAACGTTTACTGGCCAACAAATTAACCTTTTAAATCCGTACACACATCAAATTGACATTGTTGATATAGCAACATCTTTAAGTCGGCAATGCAGATTTCGTGGCCATTGTCTTACTTTCTACACAAATTGCCAGCATAGCATCTTTGCTAGCCAATTGGGCGGAACTTTAGGTTGTACCCCTGAAATGCAATTAGCATTATTGTTACATGATGCCGCCGAAGCCTATGTTGGGGATGAATTGACGCTTATTAAACATAGGTGCCATTATGACTTGTCTCCTGCGACGCAAACAACAAAAAGTTTCTCAAGACGCCGTGATGTTGAAAGTGCGATAACACACACAATAATCGAGGGATTATTGGCACGATCGGATTTGTCTGCATTTTGTGTTGCACACGATATGAATTCTGCACACATTGCCAATATCGTACACGACGAATTGAATGGAGCTAAGTTCAATTCAATCCATGGCCTCGTGTCTCGAATTGAATTAGTGGTGCAAATGGGCCATTACTCCAGTAAAACATTAAGCGAATTGGTGGAGTCTGAGGCATTAGCTGCTAATATTATGGCAACGTCTTGTTATCCGGGGCGTGAACCCAGTATGAGTGAAACACGAGATACTTACATTCACCTATTTAAAACTTTACTTAATGGCATATTAAATAGTTTAGCTGGCAGCCCATCAGCAACGATTGAAGACATTCAAGGTAAATTTGATTAATTTGCCTTGATTACGCCCTTCGGCACAATCCATTCTCACCCATTTTAATTATTACACAAGGAAGCACAAATGCATCATTCTTCTATACTACAAAATGGAAAATTCAACATAGTGGTTGATGGACAATTTGGATCGTGCGGCAAAGGGCTAATTTGTTCCTACATCGCTAGGCACGATAAAATTCAACATGTTTCGTCGACTAACATGGCTAATGCGGGACATACTGCAGTTAACGAAAACGGTGAAGTTCACATTGCTAAAGCATTGCCGGTATCAGCAATCTTGCCCAAATGGTATGATGATAGTCAGCAACAGGTAATTCGTTGCTGGTTGGGTGCTTCTTCTGGGTTTACGATTGACAGGATGAATGAAGAATTTCAACTTGTGGCAAGGGGGGTTAACTCCACCAGGAATAGTGCACGGCAAGTTATTGTGAATATTCACGATCGAGCCGGGGTAATCACCGACGAACACGCGAAAATTGAAGCAGGGGATGCGTCTACCGTAGGAGCAACTGAACACATCGCATCCACCATGCAAGGGTGCGGAGCGATGTTAGCAGCAAAAGTTATGAGGCGAAATTTTTCCACTGCAGGACAGTTTTTCTCGGAATTAGAAAGAGGTACAACCAATTTATGCTGTATCGTTAAGCATTCAGCCGCGTTTACTAAAGAATTGCATGCGGCTTTAGACTCAGAGCATGCAATATTGCACGAAGGTGCCCAAGGATTCGCTTTAGACATCAACCATGGACATTCTTACCCGACATGTACAAGTCGTCAATGTACACCCATGCAAATGGCTGCCGACATGGGTGTGCCCCACCAAAAGATCGGCGAGGTGATCATGGTCATACGACCGTACCCAATTAGAGTTGGCAACGTGATGCGAAATGGCCGTATGACCGGACATTCAGGCGATTGGTACCCCGATCAATCAGAATTGACGTGGGAGGAAATCGGAGTCGAACCTGAAATCACGACAGTTACGGGCAGAAAACGCCGAGTAGCAAGTTTTTCAGAAGAATTGTTACGACAATCAATACAAATAATGAATCCAACCCAAATTGCATTAAACTTTGCTAATTATCTTGACCCAAGTTTCAGTGAAGTGGGCGGGTACATGAATCTTGACATGTTACGTAAGAAATGGCCAACCATTTTTAATTTTGTCGCAACCGTGGAAAAACAAACGGATACGCCAATTACGCTGTTGGGGTCTGGGCCGCAAATAAACCACGTAGTACGGATCACTCGATAACAACGACCTATTTCGGCGGGACAGCATGCTACACACCCATGCTGAGAAATGGGATAACCTTAACCGCAAAGGTTCCCCTCCAAGTGTGCACGGAGTAGAGATGTTGAGTAGCTTAAGGGTTGGTAACAACTAGCAGCACATTAAACGAAACCCTAGGCCGGTGAGATTCTGGCCATTTATTGAACCCCTGAGACGAGCAGGAACACGTTAATATGCGATAAGAACCAATTGCACATGCCCATCGGGGGTTAGTGATAGCTCTGAAATCAATGCGGATGGGCGGTTAGGTTAAGTCATGCTTGAATTTAACTGTTCAAAACCAATGCGGTGCATCGCATGAACCGGTTCAATCGTGGGTTCGAATCCCACCAGGGGTATTATGAAAACTGACGAAGACGACATTCCTATGATTTTTCACTTAGCTGAAAGGTTAAACGAAATAGAAAAATGGGTGGCAGTGCAATTCGTGCACATAGGCATTGGTTGGGCATGTCACAAGAGAAGTATGCAAAACAATTGGGTTTTACAAAAGTCCACATTTGCAAAGTAGAAACGGGTGTTACTTCACCCACAGGAACCCTTAAACGGGCAATGGAAACATTTAAGGAAAATTAATTAATTAAGGAGAATGAGACATGGCTGCTCCAATTAGCGAAGCGTTAGAACAACAAATTCGTAACCTCTTAAACAATTCTAGTTTATCACAACGCCAAATTGCTAAAAGGTTGGGTTTAGCAAAATCAACAATTGGCAAAATTGCCAAGCGGAAGATTATACGCCGCAAACCCCAAAGTTTAAACACCAGCAGGCCAGGACACAAACGGTTTTATGACGAACCATCAGGCCCACCTGAAAGGTGCCCTGGGTGTGGCGGTTTAGTTTTTATGCCTTGCCAGTTGTGCAGAGCAAGGGGGAGGGCCGTATGACAGAGGATACTGATTTATCCGAGGGCGAAATAAAAGCCCTTAATGCTATTTTGGCGGAGTTTACGCACAAGCAAGAAGTTCTATAGAAAAAACACTGAGAAGGGGTTAGTCTTGCTTTGGTATGGTGGAGCAGACAAAGAAACTTCCAATTTCCCTACAGCACTTAATGCTGAGCAAGTGTTTCCTATAGTTAAAGCATACTTAGAGTCGGAAGAAGCGGAAAATGTTTCTTACGATGATAACAATTGGGACAAAAATGCAAACCATGATGGTAGTAATGGTCCGGGCTGGCGGGTTTATACCGGAGACTGGGGACATGTAGGGACGCGTTACTCAATCTGTGCCATTAAAAAAGTGTTCCTTTGGTACGGGAAGTAACCATTTAGTATGCAACGTTGCAAAGACTCATTAGAACAAGGTATGCTTGATTTTCAATTTGGTGTGCCATTTCATAAAAACCCGTATAAAGAAACCGGGCGGGTGGAAACACATGCAATTGGATACCATGGTGTGCATCCAATTGGAATTGTGCGAATTGATATTGATTTTGGTAAATGGTGGGAAATCGGTTGGAACTTAGCAGAAAGGAATGGATAATGCGTGGATTGTGTAGTGAATTCCTTAGTGCAATGCGTGTTAAGTTGGAATCAGGACGTCGAAAGGGTCGAGTCGGATGGGATAGACATTGGGAAAATTGTGTATTCTCAACTGTTGATGAATGTTCTCCTGAATGGTTTTTAAAGCGACTTCAAGAGGAAACAGTCGAATTGGCTATGGCTATTGCCGAAGGAAATCCAGACAAGATTATGGGTGAATGTGCCGACGTGGCAAATTTTGCTATGTTTATTGCTGACGTGTGCAAACACGGGAAGGGGTATTATAATAGACGGCAAAGTTGATAGTTTATTTGTTAGTTTTAATTTTAATTAAGGAGTTATCATGGACAAAATTATGCTTAAAGAAGTGTGGTATAGTGAGTTAGAATTTGACCCTGAAGGCAAAGACCGCATTCGAGTTACTCTTCCAGGGGAAATGGATTGGAATGACGAAGAGGATCAAGACCAAATTGGCGAAGTAATCGGCAGTGATTACTTTACTCTTACAGAACGTCAATGTTGGCCGTATGAATTTTGTGTGTGGGACAGCCCCGATTCGAATAATTCCATTGGCGGTTTAGTTATTGATATGACACCGACTCCAGTGTTTAATTCTAGGCGGCTTGAGGAGGATGAGTATCAAGAAGTTCTTGCATTTGCCCATAATCCTCCAGAGGGGTTGAATGGGTGAAGTTGGTTAGTTCTAATATAAAGAGAAAAGAAATGGTCTCTCGTCCTTTCTTTTTCTTTCTCTGGCCCTTGAATAACTTCCGGCTGTAAAGAGAGTCTTAGGAGAAAGAAAGCCAGAAAACCCCCAAGGAAAGGACGAAAGACCATTATCACAAAGGAAACAATTAAATGTGTCAAGAACGCATCAAACTAAACATTTGTTCATGTAGTCAAACAGAAACATTTTCAGGACGAAATGGGGGGACCGCCTGAGAACCCCCATCGGAGCTCGCGACGTATGAAAAAACAAATTGGAATTGCTTTACCCCCCTGACGGGTAGTGTTTGAAATTTGTTTTTCAGGAACCCAAAATCGATATTCCCCCAATAGGGAATTAAAAAATATTAATCAAAAAATAGGAACATTAAGGAGTATTAAAGAGTAAAGTAGGGTAGAAGTGTTTTTGTTGGTTGGGGAGGAGAACAGATAACGCAAGCTGTGGCTGGGGTTCCGGAGCGGTCCCCCATTCGAGCGTTGAAGCCCCCAAAGCAGGGGGCAGCATTTGGCCGATATTGAAAGTATAGGGGGAGCATATGACATACCATGATGTAGCATACACTAATTTGCCCGTTTGTCCATTCTGTGGTGAAGAGCATCAATGGGATGGGGAAGAGAGCATTGATTGTCCTTGCGGTAGCACGTTTAATGTAAGCGTCGATTTTGATCCATCGTTTAGCACTTTTTGTCAAAGGGGCCAACACCAATGGGGCGAAGAAAGGAACATAGAAGAAAAGACGAGCACAGATGCAACAAAATCAAGGTTTTGTTTGCGGTGCAATAAATGCAGTGTGTTTTTATATGACAAATGGACTGACCACTAAGGAATTATTGTGATGGCCAACAGGAAGATTAAGGACTTAAAGGAGTTAGTACCACCTGGATCAGTTTGTCCTGGGTGTAAACGATCGATACTAAAAACAAGTGATTGGCGATTGAGTGCTTTTGGCGATTTACTTTGTAAAGATTGTCAGAAACAAGATCAAAAGCAATACCCAGATGAGTATGCTGATCCTTGCACGCGTGAGCGGGCTTCGCACCAATTGGCAATTGCGTTGGAGCGAGATGAAAAGCCTAACATCAGGAAGGAGAGGCGTAAACATGTTAAAACACCTGCCCCTCCCCGCAATTATTATTGCCCCGAATGTTTTGAACAGTACGAATCACGATTTTCATGGGTGTATGTACAAGGCATTAGTGACGTTGGCAAAGATTGGATATGTAAGAAGTGTTATTTTGGCGACACTAATTTTGAGGTTGGTTCGTATAGGGAGGATATGTGGCATCGGGTCTTTGTGGTAATCAAAGAAGATGGTGAACTTAAGGCTAAATACCCGTTTGGCATTCAGAGACTGCCGCGTGGTTCTAGGGCTACTCCCACTGCGTGCCAGACGATTTTTTCGCTTCAACTTGCTGGATTAATGGATTTTGTTGAGGAAAATTATCAATTAGTGCTGGATTTATGGTATCAATACGACAAACCGCATCTTTACTCTTTTACGACTCCACTATTTGATTCTGGCGAGATTTATGATGTTGTGCTCCGTGCAATTATGAAGGGGGCAGCAACTTGCGACCGCGATAGACCATTTGAACCGTATGCTAGAACTTTGGTACGCACTACAATTATGAAGGAACACCGCAAGAGACGGTATGCCTGGGACCATGGTGGCAATTCGATTGATTTATCGGGATTGGGCAATCTTTCATATTCTGACTGTTTCGTCGATCGGGAGGACGAATTATTAGGAGAAGAACGTTTGATTGATGAGATTGTTCAAGAGTGTGAGTCTATTGCTGGGCCGGACAATTGGGAAATGTTAGTTCAATGGGTATTACATGGTAGGAGTCAAGAATCGATTGGCCAAGACTTTGGTGGAATTACGAGTCAAACTGTATCTACCAGGATTCGAAAGTTGCGTACTAAATGTCAGAAACAACTTCAAACTTTTCTGCCGAAGGCGTGACATCACCCACTCTTTCCTCGCAATTTCGCGGTTGGGGTCAACACCATGTTGAGGACGTCGGCAACACTTTATCATTTGACGACGCCGTAGATGACAGTCGACGTCGTGGATTGCGGTATTCACATAAACTTAGTGATAAACTTGCTGCTGATCTTCGGTCTTATGCCGACGATGCTTGGTCGGTTTCTGATATAACTGACGAGATTGCCATTCTTAGGCATTTACTGGGCGAAACTCTTGCTCAATATGATGTTGCAATGCAAGTTGAAGCGAAAACTGATGAGAGTAAAAGGGAAAAACTTATTCTTGTCGAAACTATGCGTGTCCAGGTCATTGATGATGTTGGCCGTGTTAATGATGCTTGCAAGCAACTCGCTTCAATTCAGCATATGCGTCGGGGTCGCATGGACACTGTTATAATTGGCAATTTGTTGTCTGTTGTGTTACGATCGTTGGATAATGGTGTCCATGAGTTTGCGGGTGCTTTAACCGAAGCGGGTATCGAACCCCAAAAATTGATTGATGTTATCAGTGGCAAAGTTGTGGATGGGGCAAAGGGCGAAGTTGCTGCTGTAACTGGTGATCAAGATGCCGTACCGTTGATTTCTAATAAGCCGTCGGCTGTGCCGACAGAAGACTTAATACGAGCGATGTTGGAATCTGTTCCTATCACTAATGAAGGTGTAGCATGACCAAATGGAAAGATCGACCTGAAATGAAGGATGAATTTGAACAAATCCAGTATGAGGTAGGAGAAATACGCCGGACATCTTTTTATTTTAGTGTGTTGATGTTTTTGGCTTTAATTTGGTTAGCATTCGGTGTTTTTGGGTGAGTTTATGGGATGACTAATGCTGACAGCTCAAAAAGTAGAAAAATTTGAGGATTTGAAAGAACCGGGCCAATTTTTATTCACACTTGGCAACACTTCGTTAATTTTTATTTGTCCCTGTGGCAAATGTAAGGACATTACTTGTGTGCCAATCATTACCACATCTAAAGGGAAAGGTTGGGCGTGGAATGGCAGTGAGGATAAACCAACTTTGACACCTTCATTGCAAAGAATTGAAGGTTGCAATTGGCATGGCTATTTAACCGATGGTGTGTTTAGAAAGTGTTAATGGTAACAGCAGCACCCCCATATAAATTGTTGACTCAAGAGTGGTACCCACTTGATCCACACCCAGAACAAAGCCGGTTGTGGCGTACTCAAACTCGTCGGGTTGCTGTTAGGGCGGGCAGGGGTAGCGGCAAGTCAACTATTTGTTTTCGCAAATTGGTTTTACACTTACCACAGAAAACGTGGCATGGCGGAGAGGGCCGATATGGTTATATTGCCCCTACTCGTGACCAAGCAAAAAGAATTGCTTGGGATAAGTTCAAGAACCTTATACCCGATGAATGGCGTGACGGTCAACCATCGGAAACTGAATTGATCATAAGAACAATATGGGGCAGCGAACTTCATACTTTAGGTTTTGATAAGCCCCAACGAATCGAGGGTGTGCAATGGGATGGTCTTGTTGTAGATGAGTCATCTGATATTAAACCTAAAGCAGTGGATTTATCGGCTGTCCCAGCATTAACTGTTAAACGTGGGTTTTTGTGGAGAATTGGTGTCCCTAAACGAAGTGGTGTAGGAGCCGCAGAATTTAAAAAAGTTTGTGATAATAGGGACCTTGGTTATGATTATTATGGGTGGTCATCCGCCGATTTTCAGCACATTGATGACGATATCATTGAAGAGATGCGGCGAACGCTTTCTCCTGATGATTATAGGGAGCAAATACTTGGCGAATCTGTCATGTCAGGCGGCATGGCTTACTCATCGTTCTCTGAGGGTGAAGGCGGCAATGTTAGTAAAAAGGCGGTTTACCGCAAGGATAAAGTTCTTATTGTTGGTTCCGATTTTAATGTCAATCCAATGGCTTGGGTTTTATGCCATATAGTGAACGGTGAATTGCATACGTTTGATGAAATTTGGATGCGAGACACTAATACAAGACGAACACTTGACGAATTACACCGTAAGTATGGCGACCACAAAGCCGGTTGGTTGTTTATTGGCGACGCAGCAAGCAAGAGCAGGAGCACGGCAGCAACGTCAGCAGCACCTTCTGACTATGCAATCATTCGCCAAGACAAACGATTTTCTGAAGGCGAATCCGGTGTACGGATTCGATACCCAAAGTCAAATCCGGCGGTTAAAGACAGATTGGCGTCTTGCAACGCTTTGCTATGCAATGCTGCCGATGAGCGTCGATGGTTTATCAATCCTGGTTGTATACGTTTAATTGATGATTTGTCGACCCGTACGACCGACAGTGCCGGTGCTCCGACAAAAGTGAAATCAGGGGACGATTCAGGACATATCACGGATGCCGCAGGGTATGTAGTCCATAAGTTATTCCCAATTAATTTAGATGCTGCTCAAATGAGTGCTATTGGTGGCGGTGGAGCCAGTATCGGTTTTGGAGTTGTAAGGTAATGACAAGAATTAATAACGGGACGCCGATTGGTATCGGTGTAGCAAACAGATCATCGGGTTCTGATAATGGCGAATCAATAACTGGGGCACAAGTTCGATTTTTGTCGTTTGATGGAACTATACCACATGACTCTTTGTTCTCTGGTAATGCGTTTGTATCTTCTAGGGTCCAACTTGATAAACTTCGTGCTATGCGTCGTGACCCAACTATTGGGTTGGCCCGGCAAATTTCTGTGGCTCCCGCACTTCGTGCACCCTGGATAGCAAATCCAGTATATGACGAAGCTGACCCTGCTTGGATTGATTATGTTGATCGGTATATCATTCCATTGCGTACAAAATTTGTGCGTAGTGCAATGTTGGGTGACGTTGATTTTGGATGGCGTGGATATGAAGTCATTTTTGAAGAAGTAAATGACGATGTATTAGGCCAACGCATCATCCCAAAGATTAAAACTCTAAAGACTGAGAACACTTGGCAACGTAAAACTGAACAAGGCGATTTTAATGGGTTCTTACACAACGATGTCAATAAAAACCAGCTATTTGAAATTGATGTAGAGCATTCATTATTCATCAATTTTGACGAAGAAGGTACAGGTGATTATGGTGATCCATTGTTGATCCGTGCCGAAGTCCCTTACGATCAATGGAAAGCCACAAATGAAGTGGCTAATCGGTTCAGTGAAAAAGTTGCCGGGTCGTTGTGGGTTTTGCATTACCCGCCTGGATCGTCAATGTTTCGCGGCAAAATACAAGATCACGACGATATTGCTGACACTATTTTGTCGGAAATTAAAGCTAGCGGCAAGTTAAAAGTTCCGTCGAAATTAGGGCTGAATGTTGAAGAAGAATTTGAAGAAATGGGCCTTCCAGGTTGGAAGTTGGAACTTTTGGAGACTAAAAATCGATTAGCCGATTTTACTCCTCGACTTAATTACATGGACAAATTAAAAGCACGTGCTTTGAATGTGCTTGAGCGTACCATGCTCGAAGGCCAATTTGGCACAAAGGCAGAAGCGGGTGAACATGCGGATGTAATGTTGTTGATTAGTATGGACCGTTTAGGTTGGGCGTTAGACCAATTTAACGAACAGTTGGTTGATTACTGCATGGAACTTAATTACGATGCTCGTGGTGCTGTTAGAGTCGCACACCAACCGTTATCCGACGAAGATCGCCAACGCTTAAGTAGTATTCTTACTCAGTTGTTGGGCAATCCGGCAATAGCTGAGCAAGTTGTAACTCAAGTAAGCGTCCCTGACTTTTTGGAGTCTTTGGAAATTCCAACTTTAAGTGAGAAGGAACAACAAGAAAATTTAATGTCGCGTATTAACACTTTTCTTAATCCCCATGGAATAACGTCGAACAATGATGATGATGACAATGATGGTGATGACAACGATGATGATGACATTGAATGATGCATAATTTGTGGGTATAAGACAATGAATGATCGCCATTGAACGGCTTACACCTAACACACATTGAGGACAAAATGGACCATTTTACTTATGACCCGCCTGCCCTTAAAGACACGGTTGCGTCTTTTTTAAACCTTTGCACTATTCGTGATTCGCAGGGCCAGCCCATCATTGTTCGAACGTTGCATTTAAATCTTGCACGTTGTATGGAACTTGAACCTTTCGTTGAGGGAGTATGCAGAGCAACGCATAACCCTGGATATGATCGGACTAAGATTGCTAAGCGTGTACAGCCTGCAGACCGTGCCGCTGCTCAATTAGTGGTAGATAGTCTTGATTATTTGTGGGATTGGTGGGATGCGTTGGTCCATTTCAACAACCCGACGCTGTCACAAAGTGACGAGGATGACTCTGAAGACCCAGAACTTGCCCGTCAGCAAGAAGAAGCAAGGACAAAATTGGCCCAATTGCAAAAGCAGTTGGGTGATATTAATGCACATCTTGAACCTTTTGGGGAGTCAATGGCGAGTTTGACTAAGACTCGCGATGATTTAAACGCGATTTCTGGTCGTACTTCAGAACAAGAGGGGGAATTGTCTGTTGCAATTCAACAAATTGCGAGCAATAATGAGCAGCAGCAAGAACTTAACAGGCAACGCGATTCTGTTAAGGCAAAGATTGATGCTTTGTTAGATTTTTTGGGGCCTGATGAGGAACCAGAAAATCCTCCCGGTAACTAAGGCGATTTCGCCATTCGATAAGTCGGGTTGTCCCACCACTTGACTAAGTAATCCAATTTAGTCAAGTGGTGGGCAGAATTGTTGGTTTTAACAACAGAATAAGGACGGGTGTTATGAGAGGAACGTTTTTTATGATTGGTGCCATAGGTACTTTGGTTTTTGCTGTTGGTTGTGGCATGCTCACGACGAATTCAGCGTCCACTCTCGATGAAACGCTGAATAATCCATTTTCAATTAATTTGGTTGGTACGTCAGCTGTTGATGCGGAGCAAATGCCGGAAGTTAAAACAAAAGGATTTGTTTTAAACAGATCGACCAAATTAGCGGGGCTGCGGGTTGTTTTAAAACGAGGAATTGATACTGAACCTAATCGTACTGTTCGATTAAAATTGCGGCAGTTTCTTAATGATTCGGATAAAATGGACTTGTTGTTGGCCCATATTGAATGGATGGAGTCCGTATCGGCTGAGAATTTAGTAAGAACCGCTGAGGAAAGTGAACAAGGACCAGTTCTTAGGTGGATGCAATTTGTCATTGACAATTGGGACCAAATTAAACAAATTATTGAGTTTTTGTCTGGTTTGTTTGCGTCTTCTGAATCCGTTGAAATTTACCAAGTGCCTTTGGATACCATGGTTCTTTCAACGTCGGTTATATCAACCAATTTGATGTTGCCTATTGAATTTGGTTGACTCTATTCCACCAATAGTACACAGCAATTTGCAACTAATTCATTTTATGGAAATCTCCCTTGGTTGTCAAACCGACAAAGTTATCTTTGTGTCTGGCTCAGCCTGAAATACAGCAAGCTGACCTCTTGCTGTTTAAAAGTCATGGATTGATAAGTAGGGGAATTAGAACGATAGGACGCAGTGAATATTCACATGCCGCAAAAGTAGACATTTGGGATGGAGTATTATACTGCGTCGAATTAAGGGAATTCAAAGGCGGCAGAATTGTAACGCTAGAAAGTCAAGTTTTGCGTTACCCAGGCCAAATTGATGTTTTCAGAACAAACCCACACAATTTGGCCCCTTTCAACCGTGCTGCGTCAGCAGCTTACATGCGGCAGTATGCTGGCCAAGACTATGGATACGCTGCTATTGTAGCTACTTCTTTGCAGTATTTACCAGTTATTAGATTATTGTATGACCATGATTACAGCATAGAAGAGGGCAAATCTCCGGACAAACCGCCATTCTGTTCAGGAGGTTGTGCGGCAGCCGACCAATTCGGCGGTGGAATTGATCCTGTGCCTCATTTAGCCGGAAAGTTTACAACTCCCGGCGATTTGGGGCGGTCAATGTTTTATGAAAAAATGTTCACACTAGAGGGGGTTTAGCATGAGCAATTCTACAATGCCTGAAACGGTTCGTACCCCTCCATATTGGATAATAGATACACTTGACGGCCCATCAGCAATGGCCGATCCTTGGCACATATCTCAGTTCGGATTGCGTCAGATTCAACAAGAATTTGATGGTGGGGCTGATCAAATTATAGCCATCATTGATACAGGTGCTCCGCCTGAGGACCATCCAGAATTTGCGGGGCGAATGCTACAAAGTAAGACGTTTGTACGTCGCAGTCGTGGCGATTCTTTAGATTACAATGGGCATGGCACAGCATCGGGGTCAATGGCAGCAGGCAGAACTAATGGAGTAGCACCGAATGCAAAAGTGATGTTTATACAGGGCCTTGCTACTAATGGCAGTGGCCGTTCGGACCAATTGGCTGATTGTATTAGGTACGCAGTGGAACACGGGGCTACTGTAATCAATGGGTCATTTGGAGCAGCGATGGATGATCCGTATATGCCACGGGCTATTGAGTATGCAAAATCGCAAAATGTCCCTTGCATTTTTGCCAGCGGCAACGAGCATAATAATCGTGTCAGTTTCCCCAGTCATCATGCCGTTTCCGTTGGTGCTGTCAATAGGGCATTAACGCATGCTTCCTTCAGTAATACTGGGGCTAAACTTGATTTAGTTGCCCCAGGTGAATCCGTACGTGTTGCTCTGCCCGACCATACGTACCAAGTTTGGAGTGGTACATCATTTGCTTGTCCTCATGTTGCTGGATCATTGGCATTACTAAATAGTGGTGAAAAGAAAGTATTTGGTGAAGTTCGAACCAATACTGATCGGGCGTTATTAGAGCGAGAAACTTATGTGGTAGACCGTGGACCAGATGGTCCTGATCCCACATACGGCCGAGGTTTAATAGATTATGAACGTTTGTTCTATGAATATCTACGGACGGACCAACCACCACCAGTACAAACTCCGGAACCATTAGTTATTACGGTCATGGGTAAAACTACGGGGCAAATGTACGAAAGAGTGGTGGTTAAACCTGAGGGGAGTTAGTTATGAATTTTGTTAAATCTATTTGTTTGTTTATCGTGTTTTTGGCGATGAATAACGAGGAATGTTGGGCTGCCAATGCTTTGCATTCGGTCAATGCAAAACGTGCCGCAATAGGATTGTATGCCTTACGCTACGACCCGCAATTGCAAGTCATTGCCCAGCAACGAGCAGATGCCCAAGCTCGGCGGTTTCGCATGGGTCATGTTGCTCGAAACAGCAGAGGCAGATCAACTTCTGCTCCTGCGGACATGGAAGGTGCGGGCATGTGGAGTGTGCAGGACCATGAAGGTCGACATTTTCATGCGTGCAATATGGCGACAGGAATGATGGTTCGTGGGCGGTACCCTTGGGGCAAGTATTCTTCGGCTGGGGCTGCAACGTCTGTAGCTAGGGGGCCTAAAGGCCGAATTCACACTTTTTACTGTATTTTGTTGAGAAATTAGGAGGGATGAAGATGGAATGGCGTAAATGTGGTGTTGTACTCTTACTGGCCCTTGGTGCCAGTATGGTGTTTCTGGCGTCTGCAGATGCTAAAATTGGGGATCGAATCCGAGCACGTCGAGCTAATCGACAAGGTGGAAATAGTGGAGGGGGAGGCCAAATTATCACTCCCCCCAACCAAGCCGGACTTAAAGTTAATGGCCAGGGGTCTATTGTTGGAGTTGCACCGGTCGGGGCGACGTCTACTGGGGCTAATTGTCAAGTTATTAATGGACAAACAGTATGCGTCCAACCTGGAGGAAACTTTTCAACAGCCCAACCCCAAGGATTTACTTCTGCTGCCGGGTTGCCATCAGGGGCAGTGGTACTGTCCACAAAACCGGTGTTGCAGTCATCAGCTAGCAAGAAGGCACAAACTAAAAGTGTTAAGTCGGAAGTTGATGACTCGGCAGCGTTAATCGCGAAGCTTGATGCCGCCTATGATAAGTTAGAGGAGTCTGATCGATTGAAGCGGGAAGCGAGGGGTGAATTAGCTCTTGCTGAGGCTGGTATCAGAGGTGATATTGCCGTAAAATCTGCCCGTGCTGCGTCTCGTGTTGAAATGCTTAAATTAAAGCATGATCAGCAAGTCGATGAGATACAGTCAGAGTTAGTTGAATTGAAGAAACTTGCTGGGTTGGTCGATCCCGCCCCGCCTGTTGAATAGTATGAGGGGTCAAATTTCCATTTAATGAGGAGGAATGAAAATGTTGTTGAAATCGTTGAGAGTGTTTGGCATAACAAGTATCGTGTTTACGATGCTGATTGCTGTTGTGCCAATTCCATGCTTTGCTAGTGCTCAAGCTCAAGTTGTGCAATCCGACCCGTGTTCGGTTGAGGCGTATGTCCAACCCCAAATCGTGCAAGCGTATGTCCAACCTCAAGTTGTACAAGCGTATGTCCAACCTCAAGTTGTACAAACTTACGTTGCTCCGGCGGTAGCAACTGCCCAAGCAACAGTCGAGGCGGCAACAGTAAATTTGCGACCTTTACAAAAATTGCGGATTCGTCGACAACAGAGAGTTAGTAAAGTGCAAGTAGCGGTACCAACAATTAGGGCGGTACAAACAACTGCTTATGCACAGTACCAAACGTCGCCAACATTGGCAACTTATAGTGCACCACAGCCTGTTGAAGCGGCTTGCATTGGTACTGGGAGGTAGTTTCCCCCTCCGCCTTCGAGACTTTGTAAGTTCGCAGTGCACGTCGTCAGGTTTGGTCGGGCCTTGCTTGGCGGCGTGCTTTATAATAACGCAGATTATTAGGATTTTGCGAATTGCTATGGATTTAAATGTTAGCACTTATTCACAGGACATATCTTGCGTTATGGCTGGCATTTTTGGCGGCGTAATAATGCAGTTATTGACATTAGATATTAGAAGACCGGCCACGAAAGTTGTAGTTGGTGACATTATGTCTAGTGCATTTTCAGGGTGGGCTGTTTATGTTTTTTCTGGGTCGCAATTTTTGTCGGATAGAGTGTTAGGGATTGCCAGAGAGAAGGAGGGGGAAATAATCGAATTTCGTTTAGTGTTAATTGTATGTGTAGTGTTCGGGACATTTGGCAGTGCGGGGTTGAGGGCTATTATAAGTCGCATTAAACCACATTGGATGGACAAGAAAAATGAACGATCTAAGTAGATTCGAAACTTTTAAAGTGGCTCGGACTGCTCGTTCTTCCATTTTATCAGAGGTAAAATGGCCCATGTCATTGGCACTCCTTTGTGTTATGGGTGTCGCAATTATGGGCAACGGCGTTCCAATTGCTGAGAAAGCCGCCACTTCTTTTGCTATTGACCGTTTGGGCGAGGTAAAACAAGAATTAGAAACACTTAGAGCCACCCAGGCACAATTAGTTAAAATTATTGAGGGGCTGAAAAACAAATCATCGCATGTTGGAAGTAGTCAGGCCAACAATCCGCCGATACACATAGCAGGGACAAATAAGCACCCTTTATACATCGAAGTATCTGGTTTAAGCAAATAATGGCAAATTTAATAGCTCACTATAGACTCGATGAAGTGTCTGGCACAATCGCTGCTGATTCTAGCGACAATAACTATAACGGTACGTTGAACGGGTTAGATTCCGATGACTGGACTACTGGCGATATCAATGGTGCCATAGAGTTTGATACAACGGAACAGTATGTAGCTATACCTTCTGCGGTTTTACAAGGGGTTGGCGACTTCTCCATTAGCTTCCGGCTGAAAGCCTCTGATTCAACTAATTGGAGGCGTATCTTTTCCGGCACTCATGCTGCTATGGATGCTGTTATAGATATCATTGCGTTGCCGACTAGTAATGTCAGACTTACTTACCGTGGTCAATCTAAGGATTTTACTACAGCAGATTTGGGAGTGACCATTAGGGATGGAAGTTGGCACACCCTGACAATAACTTTTGATTCATCTACTAACACTGCCACATTTTATATCAATGGATCGGTAACTGTCTCTAAGGTAATAGCAGGGGATACAGGACAAACTATTGATGTTGATGAAGATTTTCATCTAGGCAACACTGCTAATAACCCTTCGGCAAATGGATCGTGGAACGGCCACTTTGATGATGTTGCAATCTACACAGGTATTCTGACCGCAACTGAAGTAGCCTCTATCCATCGTCTTGGAGTAGCAAGACCTTTAAGCCGTGTTGCAGTGATTGGTGATATCCAATCAATGGATGCAGCGGAGAAAACCGCACTCAAGGATTATTTTGTAGCTAATTGGCAGGCAGATTGTTTAGCTGCTGCTGTCTTCGTAGGCGATATGGTTAATGTAGCGACAACCGCTCAACAGTGGGCAGATACTAAATCTGCTGTAGATGGAATGATTGCTGCTGGTCTGCCTACATTGTTTACACTAGGGAATCACGATGTAGACGATGTTCTAGACACTGTACGCGATGTTGATTTAGCAGTTGCCGGACTATCTCCAGGAATAATGAGCGTACAGGACAGCTTCCAAGCATCGGCAGGGTTAAGTGAGTCTGACCTTTATTGCCAATCCCATCTTATCACGATGCACGACAGGACTGATTTGTGGATAACGATGCCTTGGGCACCCACACCAGATCAATGGGCATTTGCTCAAGCACAAGCAGCATTGCATCCAAATAAATCAGTTCATTTATTGCATCATGCTTGGTTGGATGATTCAGGAGTTTTGTGGCATTCGTCGTTAGGTAATGATCCTGAACAAGTAAGTCCAAATTATACAATACCGGCAGCGAATCCACGTAAACCTCCAGGAATTTCAGGAAACGGTCAGTGGGAAGATTACGGGCAAGACATTAAGAACTTAGCCTTTACAGCGGCAGGACACTCTATAACGACTCCTAACACTGCCCAGTTAGTTGCTTACGGCAATAATGGAAATGTAATCCTCAATACTTTTGTGAACGATCAAGATGCAGCGAACGGGGGGGATGGATTTACACAGTTCATTGAACGTGATGGCAACGAGTGGAGGGGTCGAAGTGTTAAAACTGTTACGGATGTAGTTCAATCAAGTGATTCTTTTTTCTTGACTCTTGAGGATTCTCTAAAGGGCCATTACAAGTTTGATGAAACTTCTGGTACAGTTGCAAGTGATAGTTCTGGTAAGAGTAATGACGGAATATTGGTTGGAGGATTTGAAGACCCTGATGATTGGATCACGGGTAAGGTTGGAGGTGCTTTGCAGTTCGATAATGACGAGAATCAACAAGTAGAGATTCCTCTGGAAGTGCTAGATGGTGCAGAAGACTTTACTATTGCTGGTTGGTTTCTCACTTCCGATTCTTTGGATTTTGTGCGTGCATGGAGCGGTACTCACGCATTGTCTGCCAATGAACTAGTTCTAGCTTATACTCCCGGCGGGGGAATAAATTTCCAATACAAAGGCGTTCAAGTTTCTTGGTCTAGTGCCACGATCGTTACTAACATACGCGATGGGGGCTGGCACCATATTGCCATTACCCTTGAAGCAGCAACCGCAACAGCCAAGCTATACGTAAATGGAGAACTGGTTGGTGGTTTGGTTGTTACAGGCCAAGAGGGGTTATTTCTGAGTTTCGACGAAGACCTACACATAGGGAATTATGCAGAAGACCCAACTGCTGCTAGGTCTTGGTATGGTGCGATTGATGATGTGCGTATTTATCGGCACCAGTTATCAAGTGGGGCGATTAAGTCTTTGAGTTCTATTCGTAGGGGAGTAAGCCGCACTAAGTTGAGCGTTTCATTATCACTTTAGATTGGGCTTAATAGTACACCGTGGGTAAAAGTCAGTAACAATTGTCATCATTGTTTAAGGAAATAGCATGTCACGTAGCATTCACGATATTAGCCAAATTAATTCCTTATTCGACTATTATAACGCCACTAAGTCGGACACTGTCAATGAGACTGGCAAGACTCGTGCGATTCTCCTGTCTGAAGAGGGCGAGTTAAAAGTTACGAACCATGAGGGACGGGAAGTAACTTTTGCGTCAGGAGAGTTAGCAGCAGGTATTTGGCATCCCATGGCGGTAAAGCGAGTATGGAACACTGGTACCAGTGCAACTATGACGGTAAAGTTGGGAATATAAAATTATGGCTGTTCGTAAAACTAGAGCTTATGGAGTCAAGTATTCTAGAATTCCCACGTCGGGCATTTTGTCTAGTTTGCATACTGTACGTTTAGATATTTATGATGCTAATGGTGCTTTATTGGCCCCAGATGCTGCACCGACTGTGGCATGGGCAAATTTGGGACCAAATGATACGTTTGTTGGCTCAAGTGAAGGGGTTGCGTTGCTTGGTACTGGTCAGTATGAAGCAACGTTATCTGGGGGTGGCCAGCGTCTCGATGATACATGGATTGAAGCTAAATTTAGTTGGAATCAAAGCGGCATTCCCCATGAGGCCGTTTTTGAATTTTTGCAAACCAATAGTCGTGCGGTAATGGGTGGTACGGGCGGTTTAGAAATTTTAATTCCGCCATCACTAATTGTCCCCAAAGTAAATTCCAGGGACACTAGAATTTTGATTTTGGTTAGAAATCCTCAGGGAATTCTAGATGATCCACGGGATCAAGACGTTGCTGTGTCGTATGAAGACCCTGCGGGTGGGACATTGCCTGCGGGATTGCCAACGAGTGCTACATTCACTGGTGTTGTTGGCGTTTATCAAATCGACATTCCTGTTTTAAGTACTCAAAGTAAAGAGCAACAATTAATTATGACTGTGACTGCTGATTTAGCATACAGTGGTATTACTTCTTTTGATGAAGTGTTAACCCAAAAAGTGCCCTTAGAATTTGCTTCGATACAACCCGCTTCAATTTCGATAGGCGAGTAATGGACCATACCATAACTTTTACTTATGCCGAAGATGGGTCTGCAGTAGACCCTAGCAGCGTAGTATTGGCAGATTCCGCTTCGTTGTGGGGGGTTCGCAGTCTTACAACTCAAACCATAATTGTGGCCGCTAATACCGCTATGAATAAAGTAGCGGTTGGGAGTTATGACTACGATGTTACGGGATTAGTCGAAGGCGAGTTTTATGAATTTGTTGTTGCCTTCAATGTCGATGGCGTATTAAATCACCGCCAAAACGTTTTTCAAGCCGGAACGGCGGGACAAATTCCGGTTGTTAGTCGTTATGCTTCATACGCCGGAATGATACGGAAGTTCGGCGAAGTTTCTTTACGCAAATGGGCGTCAGTCAACGGCGACAATGAGCCTGAATTTGTAACTAATGTTGGTAATTCGGCTGTGTATGCCGATGAATTTATAGACTCAGCATTAAGTGGCGGATATTATACAGTACCCTTTACCACTGACCCAGGGATTCCTGTTGTAATTAAGGACATAGCAGACACGCTAGCGGGAATCCATCTTTATGAAGCACAGGGCGTGATCGATTTCAATCCTGAGAACCAATCCTCAAAACATCGATTTTCTAGGACAAAGTCGCAGGCTAAACGAATGCTTAGCGGCATCAAAACGGGGCGTATTCGTTTATTCGATGGAAGCCAAAATCTATTAAGTCATGCGGTCGATGTGCCATCGGTACCAGAAGAGGATTAATCGTGTTAATTCCTTTTAACCAGGATTTTGCACGGGCCATGCCTACTGGAAGTTTCATTCAACCAACTTCGCGGGACAGGGCTATTGCCGAATTCCAATTGCAAGAAGTCCTTGCAATCGAGCAATTGATTTCTATGGACTTTAAGAAACGGTATGCCGCTGCCATTCGGTCAGCTGCAATTTTAAGCATTGAGTCTGGTAACACGTTATTGCTAGACTCTTTTGATATGTCTTCAACTTCTCATGAATTTTCGTCGATTCTGCAGTATGTATTTTTGTCGTCTTACCAATCTCACCAGGGGCGAGGAACGTTTGTTTCTACGCCACTTTCAGCCAATTTAAGTCGTTTAACTAAAGAAATTAAACGAATAGGTTCACAAATCGAAATAAACGTTGGCATTTTAAGCAAGAATTTGGATGCTATTGCGGATCGAACTTTGCGATCGTCGCTTCATGACGTAAAACGACGCATTAACGCCGAATTGCAACTATACGCGAAACTTGGCTTAACAAAGCGTCAGCAGAAAATTAAGTTAGGCCAAAAGTTGATTGATATGGGGTTTGCTCCTTCGTCTTCTAGTTATATAGATACGTTGGTCAATACTTTCACACAGTTTGCGTACAATACAGCACAACGAGTTGTTTTTCGAGCAGACCCAGCAATATGGGGATTTGTATATGTAAACCAAGGAGATAACAGGGTCAGAGCCGAACATGAGAAGTTAGGAGGTATAATAAAGCCCCGTGACCATGAAGTTTGGGGTATAATTTGGCCTCCTAATGGTTGGAATTGCCGTTGTCAAGTTGCCCCATTATACACGCCCCATAAAACAACGAGGTTACCCAATCATGTTGAATCTTTGGTCGATGAGGACTTTAGATTTGATTCTGTTTTGGAATTGGCAGTTTGAAATTCCGGGCGTATTGGAGTTTTATTGCTTTATGGGTATAAAACAGAAAGTGACTTGTTGGAGTTTCGATGCGTACTGATTTATTAAAATCCCCTGGTCTTGTTTGCCTTAGTATGGGAGGCGTAAGGCCCACAGAAACAGTGACGGTCCCTACTTTGGAGGCCGTTATTCGTTTTAATGACAAGGCTGCGGCACAACAGGCCGTACGTCATGATGTTAGTGTTGGTATTGAAGATGATTTTATTGACGGACTAGCAAACAAGTATGTTGGGGCAACCCTTGAACATTTGGCTTTAACAGGGGACCCGGTAGTCCCTGGATTGAAGCCATGGTTGTTAATTCGCGAAGATTCGTCCGGCATTTATTATCGCAAAGAAATAGTTTTTGCTGCTACGTTTTTTAAACAAGTCACTAAAGAGTCATTTCAAATTTCAGGCCAGTCGTTAGAAAATGTTCAACGCAATTTTGAGTTAATGCAACAAAATGGTGTTGGTGTTTCATTAAAATTGACACATGAGGATGACGGGGACAAACTTGGTGATGTTGTTGGTTTAATTATCGGCCAGCGTGAGTTGTCCGCTGATCAATTTAACAGTCAACAACGAATTGCCGATATTGGGACCGTTAGCACTGTTTTGTTTTCCCGTAATAAGAAAGGTGATGAAGTTATGAATCTTGCCCAAATGGCCGAATCTCTCGATATTCAATTCAGCGACACCGACACCGATGAGACCAAAGAGAATAAAGTTAAAGACCGCATCAAAAAATTGAAGGAAGCAGAAAGCAAAGTCAAAAAGGCCGAAGCATCCAACAATACGCCTTCCAGCGGAAATGAAACTCCAACAAACCCCAACCTCCCCAATAATGGCGGGGCGAGTGCCAGCATGAGCAATGCAGCCCCATCATTTACCCCTGAAACCATCCCGGCTTCTATGGTTAAAGGCACCCGTGAAGGCCGTCTGGCCCAGCTTAGTCAATTGGTTAGTGAGGGTGCTATTACCCCCGCTCAACGTGATGAGGTTGAAAAAAGATTCCTTGATGAGGGTCGCGTTCGAGCAACTTTGTCTCGCCAAGCGAATGGTGATGATTCTGCCGATTCTTTTGATGACTTTATTGCGTCTATTAAGGCTGGTGGCGGGAACAACAAGCAATGGTCTTCTAGTGGGCGTTCGCCAAGTAATAATGGTGATAAGGCCCATTTGTCCCAGAATCAATCGCCTTTGTCCCAAATCCGAAACGAACAGGAAGAACAAGCTGGAAAAACCCGGTTTACTGGGTAAAAATAAGTAGAACGCCAGTTTTACTGTTATTACACTTACTGATCCTCCTATTGCAATCAGGAATTAATAAGATGGGAAAAGCAGAACGCACTTACCTCCATGATGCCGTGGCGTGGGAGAGTAATTATGAGTATACGCGGAAGACAGCCACGTTCGAAAACAACACGGGCGGGGTAGCCAATTTTGATCCAGGTTTAATCTTGGAGGATTCCACCGGCAACCTTGTTCCTCTAGCTACTGCTGCTTCTGCAGAAGCAGTTTTAGCGACACCAATCAATAATTTGGCGGATGGGGCAACCATTAAGGTGGCAGTCATTGTCCGTGGCCCAGCGTTATTGAATGAAGGCGGTCTTGATGCAAATGGACAGGACCTAGCCACCGCATTGACTGCGTTAGCTGCGTTATCGCCCCCAATTTTGAGCAAGAAGGGTCCTACTAAAACAACAACTTTGGGTGCGTAACTCAATAATTTATTACTATTACTATCACCATTGTCGTTAAGTTACTGAGGGGTAAACTTTCGATCTGCTAACGAGGAATTACTAGCCATGTCGATTCTTGATGTATTTGCTAGCGACGCATTCAGCATGTCTGAATTGACGGCTAGCATTAATCGTGCTCCTTACCAACCGGGCCGAATTGGTGCTTTGGGTCTGTTCGAAGAACAAGGCATACGTACAACCACATTCGAATTGGAGCGTAAAGGTCGCAGTATTTCGTTGTTGCCTTCCAAACCGCGTGGTGCCGAGGGCACTCAACATCAAAAGGACAAACGAAATGTTCGTCAGTTTGGTGTCCCTCACATTCCTTATAACGACATTATTTTGGCCGATTCGATTCAAGGAATTCGCGAGTTCAACAGTGAAAATCAATTGATGGCCATTGGACGCGAAGTTACAGAGTCTTTGGACGGTATGCGGCAAGATTTTGAAGTGACCCATGAATTTTACCGCATTGGAGCCATTAAAGGCAATGTTGTCGATGGGGACGGTTCTACCGTACTGGTTGATTTGTTCTCTGAATTTGGATTGACGCAGCATGCCGTAGACTTTCTTCTCGGCACGGCGGGGACGGACGTTAAGGAAAAGATTGAGGATGTCCGTCGCCATATTGAGGCTGCATTAGGTGCCCTTACTTATCGTGGGCTGCACGCATTTTGTGGGGACGATTTTTGGGATAAATTGGTTTCTCACCCTGTGGTTAAGGCGGCATATGATCGTTGGAATGATGGGGCCTTTCTCCGCAGCACCCAACGCCATGTCCCACAGGGAACTAACGGGTTTGAATTTGCTGGTTGCTTTTTCGAAAATTACCGTGGCAAGGTCGGCGATGTTGATTTTGTTCCAGCCGCCGATTGTCGGTTCATTCCTGTAGGAGTACGCAAGTTGTTCTTAACTCGCTACGCTCCTGGTGACATGCTAAATGCGGTTAACACTCGTGGGTTGCCGATGTATGCTATGCAAGAACGCATGAAGTTTGATAAAGGCGTCGAACTTCATACGCAATCAAACCCATTGATGATTTGTACGATTCCAGAAGTCCTTGTTAGGGGCCATACCAGCAACTAACAAGTTGAATACGGAAGTTTATCGTAGACAAGGGTAAGAGCCAGTAGAACTGCCCCCCAATGACAAATACTGATCCTTTTACCCTTGTCTACGATTTTTTGCATAAATCTTTGATTGACTCTCCCGCTCTCTTGCAAAATGTGCGTAGTCGCAAGTCTAATGTTGTAAGCTTAGACGAAGGACATGGCCAAGACCAAATAAGGTCTCAGCATAAGGAGATAGACTTACCAGAAATCACTTTGTTTTCCTCCACAGTAGGCGGCAATTTTAACTTTTGTGCTGATGGGGCAGAAATTACGCGAGCTTATCGGTTGTTGGTCAATGCTGGCACTGGCAAAGTGGGCGAATGGCTTTTTCCGCTCGAATGGTCAATTTGTTGTGCGTTAGTCAGCAATAACTTCAATCAAGACTTGCGAAGTATAACGTGGTTTAACAGAACGTTTGTTCGTGATGTCCGCCATGAAGCTGGTGAAAGTGGGGATTTGGAAATAGACAGGAGCAAGGGTATTCCAGGTTGGGTTGCGGTTTGGACAATAACAATCAGAATGGTGTTTAGTCAGGCCGAAATGATCAAGTTCTATGATACAGCTATTGCTGAGGATGCATAATGTTTGTGACAGGTCGAGATGCTGCAGTTAATGGTGTTAATTGCATCCAATCATGGGGATATAATCGTGTTTCTTCTAGCAATAAGTATCGAGCTTCTTGTACTAATGGTGGCACTGGAGTCACTAAGGGCAACATTAACGAAACTGGGGTAATGGCCGGTGTTGGTACCAATCCAAATATAACCCCAGGAGAGGATTTCGCATTTGTCGGCATCAGTGACGCAACAACCGGCAGCGAGAAAAGTTATTCAGGTACCATCAGAATTTTGACTTTGCAGATTAATAATCCTAAAGAGCAAGGTACGGAACAAACATGGTCTGCTACTTTCGGCGTGCAAGGTGAATTGACAGAAGGGACCGCTGCAGTCGTTCTTGACCCATCTACAGCGTTAAACGTCCATGATGGGGCGTCAGTTGCGGCAAAACCTCAAGTTTTTGATGGTGGCCCAACTTGGACGGACATTGATGGATTTAAGTCATGGACATTGACCATCTCAGTGCCAGAAACGACTTATGTTGAGGGGTTATTGACCCACCGCCGGACTGGCGATCTTGAAGCATCAATAGCAATTGATGTCAATAGTAATTCTCTTCGTAACGCTCTATATGATACAAACGTTATTGACCAGTTGCGTCTATACGTTGACGCAACCACTTTCTGGCTAATGGAATGGATTCGGTTTACTGGGTTAAACAATTTCATAGTAGATCGCAATGCTAATCAATTGCAAGGGTACACAATTAACGGGGAATGGTCAGTTGTGAATGATGCTAACGCATTAGGCCATATTACAAGGCCAGACGGTACGCATTTATTCGGCACTTAAACCAGTAATTGGGGGTTATTGTGCCAAGGGTAAGTGCCAAAGCTACTATTACTTTGCGGGGTCTCCGCCGATTCAGGTCAGTGTTATCTAATCGATCTGGATTAGTTCAAGATGCTTTCAATGAATGGGGGTCTATATACTCCGATTTTACCCATCGAAGATTTATACGGTTCTCGGCGGGGGGAGGCAATTGGCGAAGGCATGCTGAATCTACTACGGCAGCTAGGCACATGCGAGGCAATTTTTCTGATTTGCTATTAAGGGATACTGATAGGCTATTGGAAGAATTAAACCCTATTAGTGAAGCTGCCGTTGGGGTTCGCAGTTCTAAGTTGCCTTTTGGTATTCGTGTCAATTTCAATTCTGGGGCGACTTACCCTGACGGAACACCAGTGTATAAAGTAATCGCGTGGCACCATCGTGGTGCCAGCAATTTGCCTCGTAGGCGTATTTTTGTCCAACCCGATCTTAGTGCACGACAAAAAATGGCTGGGGTAATGACAAAGGCTTTAGTCCAGGAATCTAAGGCCACTTAATAAGGGGAAAATTATGATAGCTCAAGACCCTCCATTAACACCGGGGTCCATATCATGGGGGAAGAAACAATTTAAAGTTTTCCCTTTGAACATAATTCGAGTATCCGAAATTAATAGTTGGATACGCCAACAAGTTATGAACCCTGCTATTGCTGCTATAGCTTTACTTGAAGACAGCGAACAGCAGCAGCGTATGATTGGGGCAGCAGCAGTGGAAGCAAGCAGGTTCACTTTTCATTCTACTGATGGGCGACAATTTTTGAAGTCTAAAGACGGAATGGCCAAATGGGTCTCAGTTTGCACTGACATGACGGATAGTCAGGCTTATGATTATGTTGAAGAAGGGGGACATGAAGCTGCTATTCAATTCATGGACCAATTTACGTACGTGAATGGCGAAGCTATGTCACAACCAGTCCAACAAGAAGAGAATGATACGGTAAAAAACTCCCATTAGGCGACGTAGTTGTGGAGTTATGTCGTCTATATAAAATGAGTCCCGATGATGCTATAAGTACGCCATTGTGGTTGGTCGAAAGGATGTTGTGCCCAGAGAATCGTGACCAGATTGTTAAATTGGACACTATGGAAGAATTGCAAAAATTTTTAGCCAAAAATGCAAAGAATGTTAAATGACTGACGAAGTCAAAATTGATTTTGTGGGCGATGACCAAGGTCTGTCTGAGATGACGGATAAGTGGAATAATATATCCACTGAGATTGATAAGTCATTAAAGAGGATTCAGTTTGATAAAGCAAATAAGCAAATAGATGCTTATTTTGCTAAATTGGACGAAGCTAAAGTTAAAACGAAAGAATTTGGAGATGGATTACAGGAACAATGGGATCGTATTGATGCAGAGGCTAGGCAACGCCAATTGAAGTTTAGGCAAGAATTGCAACGCACATCCGACGCAGCAGAAGAATCATTTTTACAATTCCAAAGTGTAGTCGATGATTGGGATTTTGAAGATATGCGGTGGGAGCGTAGTTTTACCGGTACCACTCAAAAAATAATAGATGGGGCTAGCAAGATAATGAAGCACCCGTTTTTTAAAGCGGGGGTGGTCACAGGCATTTTGACCGCTGGCGGCATAGCATTTAAAAAATGGTTCGATAATTCTGAGTCTGTAGACGATTTAAAAAACGCTTTCGACCGTTTGTTTACGGCTTTATCTAGAGGGTTTGAAATTGTTGAGCCGCTATTAGACAATTTTACTTCTAAACTTAATGCCGCCTTAGACTTAATAGAAAAGCTACAAAGCGAGGGGGGCGGAGATGGGGGCGAAGGACCAGGATTTTTATTTGCACTAGGCCACACATTCAATGAAATGCTTGATTTGTTGGGCATTGGTGATGGTACAGCCCTAGAAAAGTCAAAGGATAATTTGTTCGGTCCAAAAATTCCTAATGTAAATAAAGGGCAAGGACCACTTAACCGCCCAATTCTTGATTTTTTTGGCAATGTTAGGAAAGACAAAAAGGGCAATGCATTACTTGCGGGGGATGATGGGGCCTTTTTAAACTTTTCTAGAAAACTTGGCGACACAATTGGGTTTTTGAATAAACAATTTTCTGATTTTCACGATCGTAATTTCTGGGGATTATTAGCCCGGCGGATGCTGAATAATGCAGAAGAATTGCACAAAGAAGCGGCCTTAAGAAAGCGTGTTAAGGATTCTCTTGAAAATGCGTTGGATTCAGCAATTAATTTGCCAGAACAGTTTGCCGATTCTTTACTGGGGCTGGGCACTAAATTAGCTTTTGAAGGCAGTTTGTTACCCTTGCGACTAAAAGCCTTGCAAACTGGCAGCGGCGATAAGGGATTCCAATCTTCTATAGAGTCTGTGCAAGGTTTAGTCAATCGTATACAAACATCAGCAGCATCAACCGACAGTAAAGAGGATACCCAGAAGAAAATAGCTGAAAATGCTGCAAAAACGGTCGATGCTGTGAAAAACGTGGTTGATGCCATAGGCACAGTGGGCCGTCAAGTTGGCGAAGCCCTTGCGACAAATCCACTTTTAGCAGTATTGGGGCCATAATGCCTGTTGATTATACAAGTGGAACATTGCCAACTATAGTGACTGACTATTTGTCTGAAGAAGCCGGGTCGCCTAAGGAGCAGTCGGGAGTGGGCGGGTTTGGAGCAACAGTAACGTTGCGTTGTAAGTTCGAGGACCGCCAGACTGTAATGGATGACATTCTAACCAATGATTTGGAGTATCCCCGAAAGACAAATAGTGGGGCGTTCGCTCGGACGGGAACGGCAACTCCCGACCCAAAAGCCCAAACATCAAAAGATGGGCAAGGTATCAATTATGAGTACGCATTTGTAACTATAAATTATGAACAGCAAGAATTTAATAGTGGCGGTGGCGGCAGTGAGATAATTTCTGAGTCATTGACCCCAAATGCTGAATTTATCACAGTTGACCCCGATGGTTTAGTGTGGGGGGCTACAGATGGTCCGGCTTTGAAGAAGAAAGAAGCTCCAGGCAAATTGATCTTGGGGTTTGATTATATCCAAACACGATATCGTGTTTCATCAATTGCCACTGATTATTTGAATTTGTTGTCTCATTGTAATAACAACATTGTCACTTCATCATTGTTGGGTTTGTCGTTTGGCATTGAAACAGTGCTATACAACGGCATAACTCCCAGCCGCACAATTGATTCTAATGGAACTGGGCTATGGACAGTTCCTGCCTCATTTGGAATCAGGCCCACAGGGTGGAACATGTTTTGGCGGGCTGAAACTCAAGCTTGGGAAAGTATTTATATAGAAGGCGGTGCTGAGTTTAAGCCGGTTCCATTGGGGGCTGTCGGGGGACTTGTCGTATAATGGCACAGGACCCATCAATAGAACGATTTGAAAGGGGCGAAGTTTTATCTGCAGATAAACTGAACCAATTACGCCAACAATCATTGCGTATGTTTTCTGGGCATGGGTCCTTTACGAATAACAATTTCTCTGTTATTCGTTCTTTAGTAGAAGACAGTGTCGGTACCGATGTTACCATTTTGTTATGTGATGTGTTTGCAAACGTCCTTGATACCGATTCTACATTCTTTGTCGACAATATAGACTTGGTGACCGGCACTGACCCTCGACCCGACCCTAAAACAGCATTGCAGCAGATTGAAGTTAAAAACACTTTCAGTTTAGGCTATACCGCTGATGATCGAGTATTTGTAGTGCAACGTGAAGTTGATGGACTATGGGAGACATGGCATGCTGGCGAAGGAGGAACATCAAAAGTATTTCGGTGCCGTTTAACACAAACTCTAACTTTAGCAGGAACGGAAGCAACCGCGAAGTTATTAAATCCTGATGGTACTGACGTTTCCCCGCAGCAAAATGTTACTGTGATAGATAGTGAAGCAAAACTAGTCGGCGAGACTGATTACACGGGAGCAAATGGTTCTGCCCAGAAGGGTTACATTGTTTGGGGCAAAAAATTTACTGATGACTACAACGGCACAGGTAACCCAGGGCTAACTATTGTTGCCATGGAACGTCCCGCACCGACTATAGCCGTTAAAATTCTGCAAGATGTCAGTGGTACAAGTTTGATAACTGCCGAGTTATTAGACAAAACAAACTTACCTTTTGCCGGTAGCAATTTTGATCGGATTCCCATCAAAGCTGTGATTTCGGGAGGCACGGGGGGAAGTACCGATGGTGTTGCGGTCTATAACACTTTAAGTTTGGCGATGGGAGCTAAAAACAAAGAAAAGTGGTTGGCTGTTTATTCTCCGCAACAAGCAAAATACATATTGGTAGAGCCGCTTGATCCCGGTTTGTCGGTAATTAAGGGCAATACCGTATCTGCTGTTGACAGGTCTGACCCAACTTTTGATGTGGGCAGTCTAGAAGTAGTAAGGGGAAGATTGCCAAGGGACGCAACATCTGGAGCGGATTTGACGCAAGTAACAGTCACAAATACGCCTGAGTGTTCATTCAGTGGTTCAGTAGAAGTATACCTAACCTATGACACATCCGTTGGGTCTAATGAGTCTGATCATTGGACCCCTGGTAGAGCAGAAAATTGGCAAGGAATAGCAAGAGGGTTAGAAGATTATGATGAAACAAAGGAATTGCAAGCTTTAAGCAATAATGATGGCGACTTAAAATGGGTGGATGCAGAATTTTTGTCCTTGCAAATAACTACATAACGTAATGGCTTTAAAGTATAACTTTATTAGGCGTGATGGCGACCCTGTATATGTACAGGCAAAAGGGTTCTTTTTGCCTCATCGAGCCAACTCCTATAACAACTCTTTTTTGCTTGGTGGTTCTGTTCTTTCAATGCCAAACCGATTAAGGTACGTCCAAAAATGGCAAACGTCACAAGATGTGGATGTAAGAATTGTATCTATAGATGACACCGACACACTTTGGACTTACACCCCCAGCACTCCTAATTATTCTAGGGTAGAACATGTAGACCAAAACCATCATGTGTACGTAACAGAACCCGTTAGTCCCCCTACGATAAGGGGAAGAGCACATTTGAACCAAGCAACTGGGGCAGTAACTGCACATACGGGAGCGTCCATAGAATCCTCTGTCCGATCCTTGGTCGACATTCAAGCCGGGACTTGGCAATCAGTAAGCAACCTACGATCGTGACTGGGAAAC